CCTGGTGTAACTTTGCCAGAACAAACTGCAGAAGCATACATATTAGCATACGCACTTGGGTATACTTTAAATTTTCTTTTAGCTGCTGCTTTTCCTCTTGGACAAAGTTTTGCCATTATTTTTTCCTTGCTGTTTGAGCTGCTCTTCTAAAGTTAGCTGCAGTAGGCGCACCTTTGGCACCTTTTTTTCTCATTTTACCACCACGTTTTCTTTTAGCGTGGATGTTTGCGTATAAACCTTTTCTAGCCATTACGCCTTCTTATTTTTATTTTTCATTTTAGCTCCAGCAATTCTATCTGCTTGTGTAGGTTTAGGGTTTTTATCTATCCCTGCTTTTACAGATAACATTCCAAAAGCTTTTTTCTTACCATTACCATTTTTTGGTTTAGTACCTTTGGCTAACGGTCTTCTTTGCATCATACCGCCACCCATTTTCTTAACACGTCCACCCTTCATGAATCCAGGGACTTGTTTATTGTATCTTTTATTTGGCATTATTTTTTTCCTCCGTTTCTAAATATTTGAGTACCCTTTATACCAAAAATACTGGCAACTACAAGTATCCATAGGTTTGTAAACCAAGATGGAAGTGTAGAAAAATACTCAAAAAACAGTTTTACTTTGTTCATCGCTTCAGGATCATCACTTATGACCGCCCAAGCGAGCACTACTATTGGAGCACTCAATATAAGCAACACAAATTCGTCTTTCCAGTCTGTCTGCCTCGCTTCTAAAAGTTTGCCTTGGTAAGCTTCTTCACCTCGAGCCATTTTTTCTGCGTGCATAAGCTGTGCATCAGACATAGCCATTTTAGTTTTTTGTCTATTGCTGTAAATTTTGCTCCCAGCTTGCAGAGCTATCTTTGCTAAACTGAACCAAGCCATATTATACTACGATAGCTGTTTTTCTTTTGTCTGATCTCATTCTTTTTGTGCCTCTTACACCAACCACTTCTGGTTTTGCGATATAATTGAAAGCACCATCAGCTGTTGTCTTAGATCTTGGATCTATTTCAACTTTTTGATCTGGAACTTTGATCATTTTTTGTTTTTTGTAGTTCATCATCGTGTTTTTGCTCCTTTTTACTTATCGTCGATCTCAATTGCAGTTATACCTGGATTTCCAGCCTTTGCAAGACTTACTCCAGCTCTTAATTTAGCCAAATCTTCGTTTTGATCCATCTTATCTTCTGCAATTTCTTTAGATTGGACTAATTTTGCTCTATCTAAGTCAGCTCTAGACTCATCATAACGTTTTTTACGTTCATTTTCCATTGCTTTAAGGTCAACTTCTCTTGCTTTTAGTTTTAAAAGTGGGTCAGAGTCAAATTGTGACGTAATTTTCTTTTCTTCTTCCATAAAATCACCCATCATTTCTGAAATTAGCACAGCTTTTCTAGATTCCATCTCTAAAGATAGCTGTTGTAGTTGTTTTTGCATCATTGGATCTTGTTGTGCTTGTTGTGACATCTGTTGTAGCATCTTAATTTTCTCTGCAAACTCTAATTCTATCTGTTCTTGAGCCATTAAACTAATATGTTCTAAACAATTTTTCTCTAATGCAGCCATAACTGATGGTGCATTCCTAACCATGTTAGTTGCCATGAAATTTAAGTGAGCTGTAATGTGTGCTCTGTGATCCTGACCTCTAAAAGCTTGGAAAGGTTTGCCACCCAACGCATCTATGTGCTCTAACGCAGGATCTTTTGGTGCGATTGGAGCTGGTGGTGGTAGAATTTTATCAATATCTTTTACACCGAGAGCTTCATACATTTTTCTGTATGCATTATATAAATTATGGATCTGTGGATTTGATGTTGCAAGTTGTAATTCTGTTTGTGCAATCGTAATTCTTTGTGACATTGAAAATATGTTTGGATCTGCAACTGGTAGAATGTCCACTCTGTCATCAAAATCCATTTGTTTAACTTCTCTTCTGCCACCAACAACATCAAAAGGATATACAGGTGGTAAATAAAGTTTAAATATTTTTGCAAGTAATCTAAATTCTGATCTCATAGATGTGTAAAGTCTTTTGTGTATTGCAGACATAACTCGTGATCCTCTTTCAAGTAAAGCAACTGTTGTACCAACAGCGGCACCTTGATTACCGTCACCAACTTGCATATCTGCAATAGCAGCAAATCTTTGACCTGCTTGAACTACAATACCCATCAATTGCAACAATGTTGCTGATGGTTCTTTGTAAGGGAGCATCATAAAAGAATCTCTTATACTTCCACCAGGTGCATCCACATCTTTAAATTCACCGGGTTGAATAGGTGCAGCTTCGTCCCTAACTCTTACACCTCTTTGTTTAAATCCTGCGGGCAAATTAGATAATGTACCAGCATCCAATAATTGACGGAGAGCGACCGTTGCCGTTCTACTCAAACCGCCAATCATGTGGATTAATCCAAATCCATAGAATCCTAGTCCTGGCAGAAATTTAAAATGGACAAAGTAAGGTACTCTATTTTTTCTTGGATCATTAGGATCATAGTTCCTTCTAATAGAAAGAACTTTTCGCGAACCTTCCTCTACAGTTACAATATATGGGAGCCTGATACCTGTATCGTTTCCTTCCGCGTCCTTATCTTCGAAACCTTCTAAATCTAAATTAACGTGACATTCTAAAAGAGTGTAGACATCTTCTGGTCTTCCAGTTTTTTTAGTGCCTTCTAATTCTCTCTCTTTTGCTTCAACTTCATTTCTAACAACAGCAGGTGATCCTAGTTCTATATCATTATAGAAACCGCCAACTTGTTGTTTACGTAAATCATTTTCAGACATTTTAATAACGTGAATAATTGATTCTGCATCTTCTAGAGATGTCGCTGTGTATGGCACAACTAAATCGTCTGCTGGCACAAATTTAGAAACCGCTCTTCCTAATAAATCATCGTAATAAATTTTTTTAAATGTAGAACCTGCGAGTGGTAAGTGAAATAACATTTGATCAAATTCAGGTTCGTATTCACCCATCTTTTCCATCAGCTCGTAGTTCATATATTCTTTTACTCTTTGTGCTTGAGATTCTTTTTGTGGATCGCTATTACCAATAATCTGAGTTCTGATTGGTCCTTCTGCTGGTAATAATTCTTTGTAAGCTCCAGCTTGGAACTGTGTTACAGCTTCTGCTAGTACAGGGTGCGTGGCACCCGATGCACCTTGAAAAGGTTCTGTTCTGTTTTCATATTTAAATCCGAGTAAGTCAAGCCCGTCAGTGTAGGATTTCTCCCAATCTTTTCTAGACGCTTTGTAGTCTGTATAATTTTGAAACATTTCTGATCCGATAGGATCTAAAATTTCATCTGGTAATAATGCAGCTAAATTATCAAAGTGATTTGGATTACCTTCAATGTTTACTTTGCTAGGGTCAAAATCTAATTCAACACCACCATCTTCAGTAGGTGTTATTTCTACAGGTTGTTTTGTTAATTCTTCTTGTTTTTGAACTTCTACTTCTTGGTCAGGTCCTTCAATTTTCACAGAGGTACCTAACTCTGAAAGAGTCTTGTCAATATCTGCCATTATTTACGCTCCTTGATTGGTGTAACATTTTTAGCTAGATAAGGCAACCCATGTGGTGTAGGCCCTGATTTTGGTGGGGGTCCAGAATTATCACCAGCTAGCTTAATAATACCACCGCCTGCTTTTTTAGGTTTAAAAGGATTGGCCTCACCAACACGACCTTCAGGTATACTTCCTGCACCTGTTGGATAATTACCAAGTGCATCTGGATCTATACCCATTTTTAATAAGTCGTCTTTTGAATATGTTTTACCATCTTTAGATAGTTCGTCTAAAACTTCATCAATAGATTCAAATCCTGAATCACTATCAAAATTACCAGGATCGTTTGGATCTGGTCTAGCAGTCGCTTCATCATACTGTGCTGGAACCTCTGCAGTTTTACCGGCTGCTTCATCAACAACAACACCCTCAGCTGGTTTGTATTCCATCATTTCATCACGGCCCATATCCTCATCTGTTTTTCTAATTGTTATGTAGCCATCTGTATCGGTAAGTGTGTAGTCTTTATACTCAATTACTTTTTGTCTCTCAACCACTGCTTGTCTATCAGAAACATCTTTTCCTTTTCTTTTTATTAAATCTACAAAATCAAAAAAGTATTTTGGTGTACCACCTGCCTTTATAGTAGATGTTACGGCTTTTGTGGCTTTAGGTGCTTTAATAAATTTATCTAGTCCTAAAAATTTAAGTAAGCCGACAGCTCCACCTGCGCCTATAGTTAAAATTAAATCTCTTCTTGTTTGATCCACGGCCATATTTTTTTCTATTTCTTTATTTACTTTTTCTGCAGCAGATACTGTGCCAACTAAATCTTTAATTTGTTTTGGTAATTTAGGAAACATTTTAAATAAAAATAATGGTGTTGCTGGTCCCACTGCTTCTGCACCTAGTTCAAATATATCTCCAACGAATTTTTGTCCCTCTGTTTTATCTTGTTCGTCCATAGATTTATCAGATATACCTACCACGTCTCCAAACTTGGTATTTTTTATTTCTCTAGTATATTTTGGATCTAATATCTCCAAAGCTTTCATTAAATTTTTTCCTCTTATTCTATCTAAATCACCTGTAGCTAGAGCAAGATTACTTTGTCCGTAAAGATAACCAAGAGTTGCTGGAAATCTAAAAGCAAGTTCTGGTATGTTAGCTGCACCTGATGTTAATTTTTGAGCATAGTATGGATAAACTCTTGGATCTAAAAACATTGAATTAAATTTTTGTAAAAGATTTCTTTCTTCATTCGTTCCATAAACTGCCTTGTCCATCTCTTCTGCAAATGTGCCTTTAGGAAATGTGTTGTACTCATTAGGGTTGTCTAGCATAATCTGTAGTTCAGAGTAGTTAGGATCGTCGCCAGGGATTTCTGGTGGAGAGCCATCTTGAAAATTTTCACGTTCTTGCATGGATCCAAGTGAATCTAATATTTGATCATCGCTAACTATCTCTGGCAAAGCTGCTATTTCTTCCTGTAATAATTCACCTGTTGGATCTTCTCTAATTGCTTTTTGCTTTTCAGCAACATCAGCTGATACTTGATACGCTGCAAATAAATCACGGGGATCCGTAACACCAGCTTGTGCGGCTTTACCTAAATCATATAGGCCTATGCCAGTTCCTATTACTGGAAGTGATTTTAATACTGGTTTAGCTGCCTTAAGAGCTTTTAAAAGTTTTGGCATTCCTTTAGATTTTACTCCTGAAATTTCAAGAGTGTTAGATATTGTTATTGGAGGTTTTTGAGAAGTAGATTTTTTAAAATATGGGTCTGCTGCTTTTCTTTTTTCTGCTAATTCTTGAGTTCTTCTGCCCAATATAGTTTGATTTTGATTATCATAATTTTTTGCTAAACGTTTAATAAACGCCTCAACATTTTTATCTTTAATATTATAACCAATAGCATCTAAACGTTCTTTTAAAAGTTTAGGATTTTTACCTCTTGCTACGTCACCTCCCTGTTTAATGCCTCCCGCTTGAACATTTGTAATTCTGTCTACTAATCTTATATTTCCCTCTGTTCTTCCAAAAGGATCGTCAATTAAATTAACATGATCAATTTCTACCGCTCTTCTTGTCAAGAAATTTTTACTTCCAGTTCTCTCATAATTTCTTTTTCTAAGAAGTGAGTCTAAAGTAACTCTATTTCCATCTGGACCAACAACAGTAGCATTAAGATATTTTGGAATATCGTTATCATAAATTTTATAAACGTTTCCAAATTCTTTAGAATACAATTTACTTGCATTAACATTGTTTAAAAAATTGTTCTTATAAGTCTTTCCTCTAAACTCAACATTTTCTATTGAAGGATCTACTGAAAATAATTTACCACTTTTGTTATCTATGAATTGTAAGTCTTGAACAGAGGTTATATCTGGATTGGTTACAAAAGTAACTTTAGGTGTTTTTCCAGCAGCTATTGATTTATAATGATTTCTGACTGCTGATTTTAATATGAAGTTAATTGCGTTGTCTTCCCTTAACGCACCGAAGCCAGCGCTAAAAGGAACTCTGTTTGTAATAGTCTCACTAAATTGCAGGATTGTTTTTGAAGAACCGTCTGGGTTAAAACCATATTTATTATAAGACTGTACTCTACCTAAATTTAAAAACAGTTCCTTATTGTTTGCAATGGCTTCACTATTTTTCATAAATTTTGTAAACGTTCCCTCACTTATTTTAAATTTTTTTCTTATATGTGCTGCAGGAGAATAAAAATCTTTTACTAAAGCATCTTCAGATAACATTACATTATTAATATAGTTTTCCATTTTTTGATTAGTTGTTAAAAGTTTTTTTAATTTTTCTCTTACTAAAGATTGAGCAGGGCCATCTCTAGATATATCAGTTACTCCTCTTTTATCAGATTTAAGAAATCCAGATTTTTTTACTAACTCTCCAATGGTAGGGGTTTTTGTATAAGAATTATTTGCCTCTACAATTAACTGATCTAACTTATCTAATTTTTTTTGTGTTGCTGGAAATATTTTACCGCCTCTAGGTTTTCTATCTAATTTATAATAACCAACATATTCAGAAACATTTTTATCAGTAAATTCTTTACCTGTGGCTGTTACATAACCTTGTTTGTTTAACAAATCAGAAAACTCTTTATTTCTACCAGTAAAATTTTTCCAAAGATTTTCAAAAACTTCTTTAGTTATTTTTATACCACCCTGATTAAAATTAACTCTGCCACCATACCTTAAATTAATTCTTCTTAAATATTCTTCGTAGGTTTCTTGTGTTGGATCAAAGTCTCCCTGGAGTTCATCTTTCAGAGGTCCAGGTGTCAGCAGATCTTCTAATTTAAATTTTTCAGCAACCCTTTGTCTAGGTTGTGCGCTCTCTAGCTCATCAGTTATGGGATTAATTATATACGTTGTCATCAAATAAGAAACGAACCATGTCTTTGTTCGCTATGCCTCCTTTACTAAATCCATATCTCGTTGGGTCAAACTCATCAAGAGATATTCTATCAAGATCATCTACACCCAAATCTTTTAACTCTTTTAATTTTTCTATAATGTTTCTACCCGTATAATATAGATCTACACCTTCTGGGCTGCCTGGTGTCATTGTAACTTCACCAGTGTTAATGTCATAAGCAGGAACCGGTTGTTTTGGATCAGTTTTAACTTTTTTCTTTTCCTCTAACATTTTAAAAACTTTTCTACCTTTTTGTATGGTGTCAATCTCATCTAAATTATATCCTTTCTTACCAAGAGCTTCGGTAGAAAAATCAAATACGTCATCACCCATTTGTATGGCTATATCTAAACTCATTCTAGCTTCCTTAGTTGGCGGTATATTGTAATCAATATCTTTTAATACAATCTCACCGGTTGCCATATTTTCTTTCTCTACAAGTTTAGGTTTTTCTCTCATTGTACCTGTGGCATCGTCCCAGGTGTCATATTTAGTTCTAAACTGTGTTGTACCAGTAGGATCATTTTCAACTGAATATTGAAACCTGTTTCTTTTTGAAGTTACTAAACCTTCATCATTTAAACTATCAATAATAAAGTTAGGATCATCTGGATCTAGTGCAGGAAATTTTTTAATTTTTGCAAACTTGTTTCTTTTAGCACGTGTTGTTCTCTCTCTAATTTTAGCAAGATACTCATTCATAATTTCAAAGTTTTCATCAGATCCTTTTTTAATCTGGTCTGCTGTTTCATAAAAAACACTCTCGCCATCTCTAATTAACAGAGCTACACCTCTCTTCTCATCTGCAATACCTTGCAATTCTGTAAGAGTCATGTGGTCAAATTTATTTTTAGGACTGTTTGCGTTTTTAACAGTAAGCCTGCCGGGATAATTATTGTTAAAAAAGAAATTTCTAATATCTGTTACTGATTGTGCATTAGAAGTTTTATCTATGACTTCATTGAGAATATTAAAACCTCTATCTCCAAAATGGTATCTCCATATTTTTTTAGGATCAAATTCGGAACCTTTAAATCCACGCGCATGCTCTGCGTCTTTTAAACTTTTTAAAACTTCATCATCTAGTTTTATAATTCCAAAACTATGAAGCTCGGGTAATAAACTTCTAGTCGCAGCATTAATTTCTCCCTCTCTACCACCGACACCATAATTTTTATCAAAACCTCTACCTGCTCTTTGATGAGATGTGTTAATACCATATTTTTTATTTTCTGCTTTACGAAGTTCTTCTGGTGATTTTCCTAGATCATCAATTTTAGTTTTGATATTTTCCATCTGCTTGTCTATACCTGCAATTCCCTGTGCAAGTTCTTCTTCAGATTCTTTAATCTGTCTTTTAGATGTTTGTCTACCTAACACCACAGAAGACTCTGGGGGTAGAACTCCTGTTTGTCTGCCTTTATTAAGTTGTTTTATGTACTCTCCTACTGATGTATCGCCGGCTCCAGTTACTCTACCGGATGTTGTGATACCTGCGTCTGCTAATAAATTTACAGTATCTACACCCTCATCGGTTAAAACTTTATTTAATCTATCTATTTCGTTCTTAGTTTGGTTTCTAACTACAATGTTATATTTTAAAGTCTTCATCTGTTCAGGACTTAATAATTTCTTATCATCGTTTAAAACTTTAAGGTGTTGCCTAATTGCTTTATCAATCATGTTGTATTCACTTGTAAGTCTTACAAATCTTTTATCTGATCCTATTGCATAAGCATTGTAGGGTGCATGTTTTGTAGGGTTCTGTAATCTTGACTGAAATAAAATTAAATCACCTTGTTCAGCTCTAGTCATCAACCTGCCCACATTAGTAGCCAAGATCCCTTCACCTTCGACCCCGGATCTTTTAATTAAATCTTCGGCGTCAGATTTTTTAATGCCTGCTTCTAATAGTAATTGTAATAGTGTTCTTTGTGCCATTAATAATAAACTCGCTTACTTTTAGTTGTTTTTTCATCA